ACCAGCGCCCCGATGCCCTGGGCGGCAGCGACACCCACCCGACCGTTTGCTGAGGAACCCTCTGTGAGTCAAACCAAAACCCCGCAGGCTGAGAAGTGCCTGAACCACTACAACGCGTTGCTGGCCAAAGTCTTCAACGTGCCCGAGAACGCGTTGGCCAAGCAGTTCTCTGTCAGCGCCCCCATGGAAACGGTGCTGCGCAGCGCCATCCTTGAATCCACCGAGTTCCTGAAACTCATCACCTGCCTGGACGTGGACCAGCTGACCGGTCAGGTGGTGCAGGTCGGCGCCAGTGCCCTGCACACCGGCCGCAAGGTTGAAGGGCGTTTTCGTCGCAAGATTGGGGTCGACGGCAACAAGTACTGCCTGACCGAAACCGACTCCTGCGTGCGCCTGGACTGGAGCACCCTGTGCACCTGGGCCAACGCCGGCAACGAGGGCCAGTTTGTGCAACTGGTGTCCGACTTCACCAACCAGACCTTTGGCCTCGACATGCTGCGGGTGGGCTTTAACGGTACCCACATCGCCGATGACTCCGATCCGGTCAAATACCCGCTGGGTGAAGACGTCAACAAGGGCTGGCAGCAGCTGGCGCGTGAGTGGAACAAGGGCAGCCAGGTGGTGAAAGCCGCCGCCGGCGACAAGATCTATTTCGACCCGGACGGCCACGGCGACTTCAAGACTCTGGATGAAATGGCCTCCGACCTTATCAACGCCACCATCAACCCGCTCTATCGCACCGATCCGCGTCTGGTGGTGCTGGTCGGTACCGACCTGGTGGCTGCGGCCCAGGCCAAGCTCTACAGCGAGGCCACCAAGCCCACCGAGCAGATCGCCGCCCAGCAGCTGGCCAAGTCCATTGCCGGCCGCCCGGCCTACATCCCGCCCTATTTCCCGGCGAACGGGATGTGGGTCACCACCTTGGCCAACCTGCACATCTATACCCAGCGCAACACCCGCAAGCGCAAGGCCGCCGACAACGACGACACCAAGGGCTTTGAGAACCAGTACTGGCGTCAGGAAGGCTATGCCATCGGCGAATATGAAGCCTTTGGCAGCTATGAAGAGGCCGACGTGGCGGTCGGGGCGCGCCCTGCCGCCCCGCCGGCAGGTGCTGACACGCACAGCGAACCGGAGGCCTAACCATGGCCCTCTCACCTGGCATGCGTCACAAGCAGCAGGTCTTGGCCCAGTTGGGGGCGGCGCAAGCCGCCACCACCGGGCAAGCCACAGGGCTTGTGGCCAACAGCTTGCACCTGCAGCTGATTGCCCTGGAGCAGGACATGGCGCGGCTCAAGGCGCTGGCCAGGATGAGCGACAAGGTGGCGATGAAACGGAACGAGTTGTTCCCCAAGTATCGCCCCTACGTGGACAAGTACCTGGAGCTGGCGGCGCTCGGCACCGTGTACCAGAACGCGCTGTTTCAACGCCTGATCGTCTGGGCGTTTGATATCGGCGATCTGGAAACCGCCATCAGCTGGGCGCTGCTGGCTATCGAGCAGAACCAGCGCACCCCGGGCAACATCAAGCGCGACTGGGCCCATTTCACCGCCGACACCGTGCTGGGCTGGGCCGAGGAACAAGCGGCGCTGGGCCATGGCGTCGAGCCCTGGTTCTCCCGGGTGTTCGACAAGGTGCGGGGTGACTGGCGCCTCAACGAACAGGCCACCGCCAAATGGTACAAGCTGGCCGGTTGCCTGCTGCTGCGCGACAAGGACGGGGTACCTCGCCCCAGCGCGCTGGCAGACAACGCCACCCTGGAGCAGGCCGACCACTGGCTGGCTTTGGCCGAGAAGACCCACAGCAAGATCGGGGTCGGCACCTTGCGCCACAAGATCGCCATGCGCCTGCGAGCACTCAACCCGGAATAACGACTCCCACGCCACCGCGCCCCGGCGGGGATGAGCCTGCAGCTGACCGCGCGCACCGCGCTCAATCCCGTGGCCTCAGGGGCGCCCCAATTGATAGGGCAGCACATGATTTCAGGCAAAAGCATCCGCTACAGCGAGCAGACCATCACCAATGACGGCTTTTGGCCTGACGTGGTGTGTGGCGACTTCGAGCGCCGGCGCGCCCTGCCCGCTGACATGGACAGCGACGCCATCAGTGCGGCCCTGCTGGCGACCATCAGCGAAATCAACCTGCAGCTGACCCGCCACCAGGCCACCTTGCGAGCCCAGGGCTACTCCGAGGCCGATCAGGTGCCCGGCCCCCGGCTCGCCGGCGGCAACAACGCGCTGACCGAGACCTACCTGGCCGCCGTCTTTGCCCGGGCCAAGGCCATGCTGCTGCCCGAGTTCGCCACCGTCACCGAGCGGGACGCCCGCAAAGACCTGGCCGAGCGCGCCCCCGATCTGCGCGAGCAACTGCTGGCCGAAAGCCAGCAGTTGGTGCGCAGCATCAAGAACAAGCACCGGGTCGGGGTTTCGATGATATGAGCGAAACCAACGAGGCCCTGCATCCCCAGGGGTATTTCCTGTCAGCCCTGCACTGCGAGCTTGAGCGCGTGCTACCGGCCCGCTGCGCCCGTTCCCTCGACAGCTGGATGGAGGGCGGCACCATCAGCCTGGAACCCAAGGACATGGGCGTCACCGGAATGGATCTGGCCTGGCTCAAATACACCGCCGTGTTTTCCCTGGAAAGCCTGCCGTTTCGCGAATGCCGCACCGAGACCCTGCTGGCGGTGATCGCCAGCTGGGTACAGGAAAACGACCCTTTCCGCGAACGCTTCGCCCTGCCCGATCCCACCTATGACGTGGTGCCCAATGATGAGCACAGCGCCGACCTGGATCTGGAAGTGCAGTTCGCCGAGCCCCTGCGCATCGTCGAAGACCCGGCAGGTGCAATCCGCTGGCTGGATAAGACCTGGACCGTGGCCCCCTTTGAAGTGTGGGTGGCCGATGAAATCACCCTGTCGGTGGCGGGCAGCGCCCACCCCGTTCACCGCTAACCCCGAGACTTAAGGAGCCCGCACCATGTGGCCTTATGTACAGATCAACAACTTGAACCAGATGCAGGGGCCGGTGACCGAGGTCGAACGCCACCTGCTGTTCATCGGCAGCGCCGCCAACAACGCCGGCAAGCTGCTCTCCCTCAACACCCAGAGCGACTTCGACAAGCTGCTGGGTGATGCCGCCAGCGAACTGAAAGCCAACCTGCAGGCCGCCATGGCCAACGCCGGCCAGAACTGGAGCGCCGGCGCCTACGTGCTGCCAGCTGAAATGGACTGGAAAGACGCGGTACGTGATGCCCAGAAAACCCAGTCGTTTGAGGGGGTCGTGGTACTGGGGCAAGCGTGGGACGAGGCGAAAATCAACGCTGCCCACGCCCTCAACCAGGAGCTCATCGCCAAATGGGGGCGCTGGCAGTTCATGTTGCTGGCCGTGCCGGGCATCGTCTCGACCGCCGAGGGGGGTCAAGACTGGAGCGAGTACGAGGGGGTGCTGACCGCCCTGCAAGATGGCATCCGAGCCGATTCGGTGTCTCTGGTACCGCAGCTGTGGCCAAACCTCGCCGGCGCCTATGCGGGGCGCCTGTGCAACCGGGCAGTGAGCATCGCCGACAGCCCCTGCCGGGTGAAGACCGGCGCCCTGGTCGGCCTTGGCAACAAGCCGGTGGACAAGGACGGGATCCCGCTGCCGCTGGCCACCCTGCAGACCCTGGAGCAAAACCGGTTCTCAGTACCGATGTGGTACCCGGACTTTGACGGTACCTACTGGGCCGACGGCCGCACCCTGGACGCCGAGGGTGGCGACTACCAGGTGATCGAGAACCTGCGCATTGCCTACAAGGTGGCGCGCCGGATGCGCCTGCGCGCCATCGCCCGTATCGGGGATCGCTCGTTCAACTCCACCCCGGGCAGCACCGCCACCGCCATCACCTACTTTGGCAAAGACCTGCGCGCCATGGCCAAGGCGACCACTATCAACGGCCAGCTGTTCCCCGGTGACATCGCGTCCCCCCAGGATGGCGACATCCGTATCCAGTGGACTGCCAAGAACCTAGTCTCGGTGTTTGTGGTGGTGCGCACGGTGGATTGCCCCAAGGGGATCACCGTCAACATCCTGCTCGATCTGAGCCTCAACAACGGGGAGGGTTAACCCGTGACCAAACGCTTTTCCGGTATGAACTTCGACACCACCCTGATGGGGGCCATGGTCCACGTTGAAAAAGCCAGCCTCTCCATCACCGACAACAGCACTGTGGCGCAAAACCGGGGCATTCCCGATGGCTATGTGGATGGGGATGTCGCCGCCGAGTGTGAATTCGAGCTCGACACCAAGAACCTCAAGCAGCTGATCGCCGCCGCCAAACGGGCCGGCAGCTGGCGCGGGATGGAGCCGGATGATGTGCTGTTCTACGCCAGTACCGGCAGCGAGGAAATCAAGGTGGAAGCCTTCGGCGTCAAGCTGAACGTGGCCGACCTGCTCGACCTCGATCCCAAGGGTGGCAGCAAGACCGTGCACAAGCTGAAAGGCTTCGTCACCTCCCCCGATTTCATCCACCTTGATGGCGTGCCGTACCTCTCCAAGGACGACACCCGCCACATGATGGATTAAGGGGCGCGCCTTGGACGAGATCGACCGCGCCAATCACCATGCCGCCCGCATGCTGGCGGCTCAGCTGGCCAATCAGGTGGGCAAGGGGCGTTACCAGGGGGAGAGCCTGCACCACTGCGAAGAGTGCGACGACCCC